GTGTTTCACTCATATTATTTGCCTCCCAATAGGGCTTGTTTAAATTCAAGACTATTTAACAAATCTTCATATGCTTTTGCATGACGTTCTTCAACCTTTGCCAATGCTGTAAATCTCTTCTCAGCTTTTTGCATAATTTCCATAAATTGAGCAGCGTGCTCTTGTGATTCTGAAATCTGATGGTCAATCTCTTTTGCGGCAAATGCATTACCTTCTTGCTCAGCTTGCGCTTTGAATGTAGGATACATTTTAGTGAACTCGTATGTTTCACCCATAATCGCTAGTTGCAAACACTCTTTGGTAGTTGGTGTGCCTACTAGCAAATCCAAATGACCCCATGCGTGTTTAATTTCTTGATCTGCAGTATGCTCAAAATGTTGTGCAATATCTTCAAACCCTTCGTCACGAGCAATACGTGCAAAGTAACGATATTTAATATGAGCCATAGATTCGCCGGCTAAGGCACTTTCTAAGTTTTTTAATGTAATTGACATAATTTTCTTTAATATAAAAATGGTGCGCCAGGTGGGACTCGAACCCACAAAACTCGGATTTTAAGTCCGATACCTATACCAATTCGGTTACAGGCGCCTTGTTCTTTTTCCAACCTTTAGGTTTCCCACCTTTTCGATTTAATGCAATATTTCTTTTATGTTCGTCTGACTTAGGTTTACCTTTGTTGCCAGATCCATTTGTATTACCAACTTTACTATTCATAGCACAAGCTTTTTCATACCCATATTTTTCAACTCGTCTTTCCCAGGGAGAAATGTGAGTACCAAATTCTTTACCATCAATTATGATATTATCATAATCAGTGCCCCAATATAAATGTTTAGGATTACTACATTTACCATTATTGCACGCATGACATAAAAGAATTCTTCCCGATGGTATAGTTGTATCTAAATATTCTGCAAGAACACCTTTATGATTTGTAGAATTTCCACCTCGTTCACAACATTCTTCAGTTAAATCTAAATGCGATCTGCGAACTTCTCGAGATTCTTTTATAAACTCTTGTACATCTATCATATACTCTCCTTTATTATTATTTATAATAAACGGAAAGTTAAGGTGTGTCTTTGTGTCTACCTATTTCACCACTCAGGCGTTTGGTTATCCTCGGTAGTCTACATCTATTTCCGACCAAGTACGCAGCTTATCGAATTTTCTTTGTTTAAACTGAATTACATTACTATAAGAAATAACTTTGTGCGAATCTAGCAATTCAATCATTGCGAGAACATCGCCCAATTCTTCTTCAAGATGGTTTGTATTTGTTTTGCTTGGGGTATTTGGATGTGTATCAAACAATCCGAATCGAAATACTTTCGATGTTGCTTGAATTACTTCTGCGCATTCTTCTTGTAAAATTTGAAGAATAGCGGCTTGATCTTTGTTAAGTTCATTCATATTGTCACCTTAAAAATATATTATAACAGAATACGTGTTATATGTCAAGCATATTCGTAATTTACGGTATCCAAATTCTTTCTAAACTCTGTTGCACCATTTTTCAAATGGAATCGTTTTGCCATTTCAGTAGGTGGGCTTAGTGTAACAAATCTTTTTATACTTGGACGAGTACTTGTTATATGGTCTCTGGCTTTAAAGATAAGTTCGCGACCTGCACCTGGAGTATAACTCCATATTGTGTAGAATATGACGGTATCTGGTTCAGCGGGTTTGAAGAAAAGTTCCTCGCAGGTTGTCGGGATGCTGTCCATATAGGCAACACATACTACTGCTTGCGGTTTTTCATCTTTGAGGAGTATGAGAACTTCCCTATTTTCGGTGATTCGAAAAGCGACGGGAATCTCAGGGCGGACAGGGTCGTCTTCGATTACTCGAAGAATCGGATCATCTAAATTTTGTGGTTTATATATCATAACTAAGTCCCGTTGTCAATTATATTTATACAGGCCATAAGGGGTTATTTAAATTTTTCAAACTTTATTTTTGCCGATAAATATAAAAACTATTTTATCTATTATGAATCCATACGAAGAACTTGGCGTTTCAAAAAATGCATCTACCGAAGACATAAGACAACGGTATAGGACACTTGCGCAATTTCATCATCCTGACAAAGGAGGAGATGAAGAAGTATTCAAACGCATAAAACTTGCATATGAAATTCTAAGCGATTTTATTCGTAGAAAAGAATATGATAAAACAGGAAATATTTTAGAATCTCGTGGCACCAGAGGTGAAGCGCTTGAACGTATTGCTCAAATGCTATTTAGTATTGTTCCAAACTTTAATCCAGAACATGATAATTTAATTGTACTAATGACTAACGAAGTCATAGCTGTCAAAAATGGGGTGATGCAAAATATAGATAGTTGCAATAATCATTTGCAAAAACTCAGTAGGGTTATTGAACGTCTTTCTATTAAGACTGCGGATGAGAATATCATATTGCAGTTCCTAGAAAAGCATGTGGAAATTCGCAAACAGGAGAATCTAGAATTAAAAAGAAGACTAGAAGTCTGCGATGTTGTTATCGAAATATTAAAAGACTACGAATATGGGCTAATTAGCTTGCCCGATATGTAATGGCGGAGAGTGTGGGAATCGAACCCACTCACCGGTATAAGCCGATGACAGATTAGCAATCTGCTGCATTACCATCCTGCCCACTCTCCTATATGGCGGAAACGGTGAGATTCGAACTCACGGATCCTTTCGAATCGCTAGTTTTCAAGACTAGAGCCATAGACCACTCGACCACATTTCCTAAATTCTTTTTTCTTCCACTCGTCGTAACGAATCTTTTCGGATTAGAAATTTTCTGCTATTCTCGATTCGCCTAACGTGCAAATACTCTACTCCATCAATCAATTGTACATTCTTTAGATTATCACAATAAAACTTTTCAGTCTTATTGAATTGATTTTCAAATATAACTACTTTCATATTTGCTCCTTTAAATGGCCGGCCCGGAGAGACTCGAACTCCCAACCTCTGGTTTCGAAGACCAGCACTCTAATCCATTGAGTTACGGACCGTTTGGCAGAGGGTACAAGAATCGAACTTGTGATCTCGGAATCAAAATCCGATGTTATACCATTTAACTAACCCCCAACATTATTCTTCTTCAATAACAGCAAGAACATCTTCTTCATTAATAATGCCTAAGAATTCTTCGCCATTTTTGAATGGTTTTACTTTGCTCCACGACAAGTAAATTTTATCGCCAGCTTTTACTTCTTGAACATCTGGCCCTACAGAAACAACAATACTAATTCTAGTATCATTAGATGCAAGTGCACCTTGTAGGATAATACCACTTTCAGTTTCTTCAGGAAGTTTTTCTTCGCGAATAACAATACGATCATGCAATGGAATAAAGTTCATAATTTTCTTTCTAAAAAATAAGTGGTCCGGCGACCAGGAATCGAACCTGGATTGATAGCTTAGAAGGCTACTGTTCTATCCATTGAACTACCGCCAGATGTTTTGGTGCCGACTATCGGATTCGAACTGATGACCTATCGCTTACAAGGCGATTGCACTACCACTGTGCTAAGTCGGCAAAATTTATTATAACATACTCGACATCATATGTCAAGCATTATTTGGCATCCCCCAAGAGACTCGAACTCTTACTAACGGTTTTGGAGACCGTGGTGCTGCCATTACACTAGGGAGAAATAATTTGGTACGCGGTGACGGGTTCGAACCGCCGACATTCTGCGTGTAAGGCAGACGCTCTACCAACTGAGCTAACCGCGCAAATGGTGGTGATAGTAAGAATCGAACTTACACCGGGCAGCGTATGAAGCTGGTGCACTACCGTTATGCTACATCACCGGAAGATTGGGAGTGAGAGTCGAACTCACATTACGCGGCTTATACATCCCCGTTTCTAACCAATTGAAATATCCCAATCTAATCTGGGCAGAAGTATGGGAATCGAACCCATATTAACGGAATCACAATCCGTGGTGTTAACCGTTACACTAACAACTGCATATTGCCATATAGAAACACTCTTGTTTGGATTCGAACCTTGTTCTAGTATTGTCTATCTGCGCTTCCCACAGTGCTGACAAGAATGTTTTTATATGGTACGAGTAGGGGGATTCGAACCCACGACCAATAGATTAAAAGTCTACTGCTCTACCAACTGAGCTATACTCGCATTATGTTGCCTTCGCAAAGCTTTGTTGCTTTTACGATGGACTCCCGCTTTGCGTTGTAAAGCCAAAACAACGAAACGGTTACGTTGCTTGACGATCATCTTATGTTTCATAACTGCTCCTTGTTAAAAATTAAAAATGGTGGAGATGATTGGGATCGAACCAATTGTGACGTGAGTCGGAAGATTTACAGTCTCCTGCCATACCATTACGGCGGCATCTCCAAATTTGGCTGGCCAACCTGGGCTCGAACCAGGGACATTTTGATTAACAGTCAAACGCTCTACCAACTGAGCTATAGGCCAAAAAACTATGGTCTCGGTAGGAAGAATCGAACTTCCGTCTCATGGTCCCAAACCACGAATTCTACCATTAAACTACACCGAGTTAAATTGGTGGAGGAGACAGGGATCGAACCTGCGACCTATTGCTTGCAAAGCAACCGCTCTCCCAACTGAGCTACACCCCCATATTGAAACACTCTTGCTCTCCATACCTTCTTGGGGATCAATCAAGGTCTTACTTCTTAGAACCTGCGTCCAGTTTAGAATGTTTCAATATGGTGCCTAAGGAGAGACTCGAACTCTCAAAATTTGGCTTCTAAGACCAACACGTATACCAATTCCGTCACCTAGGCAAATGCTCTGCGTCCTCCGGCGGTAATTATAGTACAGAAAAATATGACGCTATCATATCCCCCATGCGTACCTTCCACCCGCTCCCCGACAAGGACCGCTCTCGTGCTGCCAACGGCCTTTAGGTAAAAAGACTACCACCCTTGAGTGACGAACTCACTTCGCTTCGTATGGGTCATACTAGCCAGACGTTACTCCGGCGGGTTCTAAAATGGTTGGTCCCACTTTGAGGTGCCATTTAACTTAGACTCTCTTTATGCATTTATAGACTAAGACCATAACTTGGCGGTCTGTAGGGAATTCGAATCCCTGCTACAAGCGTGACAGGCTCGCGTGCTTACCGCTAACACTAACAGACCAAAAACTTTTTAATTGGGGGACTACGCATATCTCACAAGACCGTCTCTTGTGCCTTCTGCCTCAACATTACAGGCCCAC